AGCCCCAGCCCCAGCCCGACCGGCACGAGTCCTAGCCCCAGCCCCAGCCCGACCGGCACGAGCCCGAGTCCGTCGCCGACCGGCACCAGCCCCCCGTGCATCGTCACCGCCACCTTCAGCAGCAACCCGGGCGACCAGTGCACGTTCCCGGCGGACCAGTACCCGCAGATCCAGGGCGCCTCCGTCACGCGGCTCGGCAATGACATGTGGAACCCGGTCCCGGGTGCCTCCCTGATGCTGACCGCGCACAGCCCCGGTGACTGGACGGACTCGGTGAACATGCCCGCCGGGAACTCCGCCGTCGTGGCCTACCCGAGCCTGGATGCCGACTTCCACGTGCCGGTCGACCCGTGGCCGTCCCGGCCGCTGTCCGACTTCACGGTGATCACCTCGTCATTCAGCGAGACCATGAACGCCACGCCAGACACGATCGCCAGCGCGGCCTACGACCTGCTGTTCGACAACTCGGGCACGGTCAACGAGGTGATGATCCACCACGACCTGTCCAACCGGGGCGGCGACTGCAGCGTCCCGTGGGCGGCGCAGAACGTGACCTTCGGCGGCAGCAACGGCGTCCCGGTCCGGTCCGACTGGAACCTGTGCGTCGACGGCACGAGCGCCTTCTGGCAGGTCCCCCGCGCCGACAGCTTCAGCACCGGCAGCGTCGACGTCATGGCCATGCTCCAGTACCTGATCAGCCACGGGTACATGGCCGCGACCGCCCAGATCGGGGACTTCGGGTACGGCTGGGAGGTCTGCTCGACCGGCGGGGTGAACGAGGACTTCCGGGTCAGCTCGTTCAGCATCACCGCCCGGTAGCGCCCGTGGACCCGGACCTGCACGACGGCTGGCTCCGCGTGGCCTACGTCGGGGAGGACCTGGCCGTCATCGAGATGGAGGCGCCCGGGACCGGCTGGCAGGACGCCTACCTGGACTACCGGGACGGGAAGCGGTGCGCGCAGATCCGCTGGGAACCCGATAACCTGCCCGCCTTCATCCACCTGCGGGTCGACGGCGCCATCACCGCCACCTGGCCCTGACCGGCCCGCCGTCGTAAGCTGGGAACCGAGGTCAGCCACCTGCCGCGTGCGGGACCGGGACACAGGGACAGGCAGACATGACCTCCGCGGTTTACTACGATTCCCCCAACGAGATCGCCCTGCTGTCGGCATCCTTCGCGGACGCAAACGGCAACCCGGCCGACCCCACCACGGTCTCCTGCGCCATCACCGAGCCCGCCGGGATCAAGGTCACCCACACCTACGCCGGGACCGCGCCCGCCGACATCGTCAAGGTGGGGACCGGCAAGTACACCCTGTCCGTGCCGTGCTCGCCGTCACAGGCCGGGATCGACGGGCTCTGGGGGTACGAGTGGATCGGCACCGGGACGGTCTCCGACGTCCAGCCGGGCACCTGGCGGGTGCTGCCCGAGGCGGTCTCCCAGGTCTTCTACGTCGGCCTGGACGAGATGAAGGACCGGCTGGGTATCACCGACACGTCCGAGGACTATGCGCTGCGGACCTCGATCGCCGCCGCCACCGGCTGGATCAACGAATACTGCGGCAGGCACTTTTACAGGCTTGTAGAAGCCAGGACCTACCAGCCGACCAACGTGTGGACGCTCGACATCGATGACCTGGTCGATGACCCGTCCATCACGGTCGCGGTCGACACGACCGGTACCGGGACCTACGACCAGGCCTGGACCCGCGGCACCGACTACGTGCTGCGCTACGGCCCCCGCCAGTTCAACGCGAGCTACGACGGCATCCCCCGGCCGTTCCGGCAGCTGCAGGTCGTGCAGTCGGGTAAGTGGCTGCCGTTCACCTGGCCCTATTCTCACCTGGACCGGGTGAAGATCACGGGCCCGTGGGGATGGCCCTCGATCCCGTGGCAGGTTCCCGAGGCATGCCGGATCCTGACAGCAGATGTGTTCAAGGCAAAGGATGCGCCCTTTGGTATTGCCGGGTTCTCTGACCTGGGTGTGACTAGAGTACAGGCGAATCCACTCCTGGTGGAAATGTTGCACTCGTTCGTGAATGGACGCCGGAAGGTCGGAGTGTGAGCTGATGTTCATCCTGACTACCCAGAACTGCAGCGCGCTGGTGCCCGTGGTCATACCGTCCGCCGGATGCGGCCGGGGCGGGTCCTGCGGCGGCCGGGGACGGTAACGTGGCCGCGGTCCAGAAGGTCAGTACCATCACCGCGAAGCAGCGCGCGGCCGACGTCGCTAACCTGAAGAAGGCCCGCGCCGCGCTGAAGGGCCGCCCCCGGACCGCGAAGCAGCAGGCCGCCTCCCGCCGGAACATCGCCGTCGCCCGCGCCGCGCAGAAGGCCCGCGCCGCCGGCAAGGCCCCGGCCGCCCGGAAGAGGCCCGCTGCCCCCGTCCCGGACACCTGGTCCCGGCTGGACCCCGGCCTGCACGTGCTGCCGGTGTGCGGCCCGGTCGCGCTGGCCGAGCACCTGCTGGCCGCCACCGGGACGGCCGCCTCCGCGTCCGGCATCATCACGCTGTGGCAGGCCGCCGAGGGCACCACCCTGCCGGAGCTGTTCGAGGCCGCCCGCGAGCTGGGCCTGGACGGGAACCGGCTGGCGTCCTTCGAGCCGTGCGATCCGGACTGCGGCGCGTCCGGCCTGGTCTACGGGATCCGGCTCGGCCGGGGCTATCACGCCGCGCTGTCCGCCCCCGGCGGCGGGATGATCAGCTGGTGCCGGCTCCTGCGCCGCGCCGGGACCCCGGAGGAAGCCTGGCACCTGGAATGGGAGCACCCGGCACAGACACGGTAACGACACGAGGAGGAACCATGCCACCGGCACCGAAGCCCGCCAAGGGCAAGCCCCCGGCACCCGCCGGCGATGACGGCAAGCCCGCCGCGGACGGCGACGGGAAGGCAACGCCGTTCGGCGGCAAGCAGGCCCCGCCGTTCGACCACCAGCCCGGCAAGGCCCGGACCCCGCCGCCCAACCGGAACCGCACCTCGGACCGGGCCGGCCGTACCGGGCGCAAGGGCAAGTGAGCACGGCCGGGGACAAGCTGCCCGCCCTCCGCCGCAAGAAAGCCCAGGTCCCCGCGGCGGCGGCAGCATCGTCCGGCCAGTCAGGCAATCCGGCCGCCGCGTACGAGTACCCGGACCCCGACGCCGGGATCATCGGCCAGGGCGCCACCGGGGACCACGCGGACATCCCGGAATGCCCGCTCTGCCGCGCGCACGGCGGCGGCGGCCACGGCAGCAACTGCCTCAACACCGGTAAGGACCCGGCAGACTGGATCAGCGAGCTGCCGGACGGCTGGACCGGGCCGGAGAGGAGCACCGCCTGATGGCCAGCCTCACCGACCTGCGCAATGCCCTTGCCGCCCAGATCACCCAGTACACCGGGCTGCGCTGCGACGGCCAGGCCCGCGATCAAATAACGCCGCCGTGCTCGGTCGTGATCCCCGGCCAGCCGTTCATCCGGTACGGCACCACCATGGGCGAGTGCATGGGCATCAACCTGGCCGTGCTGCTGATCATCTCCGACGCCGCCCCGGTGGAGATGGTGCAGCGGGGAATGGACGCATACCTGGGCGTCGAGCACTCCGTCCCCTCGGTCTCGGTCCCGGAGGCCATCCTCAAGGATCCCACGCTGGCCGGGACCGCGGAATGGTGCGTGCCGGTATCGGTATCGAGCTACGGCCGGATCGAGTACAGCGGCGTCCAGTACTTCGGTTCCAGAATCAATCTGGATATCGGCGCCACAAGCGTGTAGCTCAACTGTTTACAGGTTGCCATCCGGTATGTTAGGACACCCGCAGTGAGCAATCGTGACTACTGAACCAGGTATCGCGGCGATGAGCCCTGCTTTAACATCGTCAGTCTCGAACCACCTCTTGGGTCCCCGGCCAGTATGCCCTGCTTTAACTTCAGCTTGCACAGATTCGGCTCGGAACATCGGCCCGAGCAGGCGTTCGACTTGAGCAGCAGGTACCAGACCCCACTGAAATTTACATCTGTACTCGTGGAGCAGGTCACGGGCTGCTTGCAGGTTAGAACGGCTGACAAATAGAAAATTGCCGTTTTGCTCATCAGAACTTGAGGGCATCGGCCGCACCGCTAACACTCTCATAGATAGGAACCGCTGTGCGGGGGCTAGCCCTGGTCACCCGGGTGTGATGCAAGCGTACGCTCAAGAACGGACGACCACCATGACTACTGTTCTGACCAGCCTGGATGCCGATACCAGTTCAAGCACCTTCCTGGCACACTGCGAGGAATGCGGGTGGCCGCTCTATGAAGGCGATCGCCAGGACAACGAGCACGTTTACTGCCAGCCCTGCCGCAACCTGATCGAGACTCCGGGAGCCCCGGCCATGCGGACCGACCCGAGGTCACCGCCTGAAGCCGCGTTCTACACCCAGGTGTGCCTGAGCTGGCCACGTCGGACGGCGCATCTGCTCAAGCCGCAGTTCCCGGTACCCGCAGGCGGCAAGATGTACCTCGCCGACTTCGCTATCACCTTTCCCTGGGCCAGGCTCCTCATCGAGATCGACGGACGTGAGTTCCACTCCTCCCGAGAAGATCGGCAGAAGGACTACCGGCGCGAACGCGCCCTGATCGAAGAGGGCTGGACGGTCCTCCGGTTCACTGGAGTCGATATCTACCATGGTGTCGCGTACTGTGCCGACCAGGTCTGGCGG